TCTATTATCGTATGTTCGGTGACCAAGTTGCAACATCTCATATAGTTAAAAAGGAGACCACTACCAAGTCATTTCCAGACGCATGGACACAATCTTACAAGTGGTTTGATAGAAAGGGAGAAAGATATCCAAAAGCTAAACAAGACTTCTCCCACAACGGCGAATCGATAGTTACCGTGTTCCACGGACACCCTAATCCACATGAATCAACGCAGGAATGGATAAAAAATGCATGGAAATAGACATTGACAGAATGTCGCACCCTATAAACCATTGAAAAATAAGGGTATTTTATTTAAAAAAGCTGTTGACTTTATCGCCAAAACCATGTATAGTATAGACATGATTAAAGAAAACAATACATTATTAAACCACATCAAATCTATCAACGAAGAATCTAAACAATGGATGAAAGATAATCCAGGTAGTTGGGCAGGCTTAGTTACCGAAGAAATTAAGTACTGGAATGACCAAGGAATATTTACAGTTGCAGACTATGAAAGAGATAGTTTAATAACAAGTGTTTATGAAATGCATAAAGACGCCTTTGGTGTAAAAGGTAGACATTACAATTTTAAAGAAATGTCAAATGAAGATTTAGAAAAAGAGTTAGATACACTTTCTAAAATTGCAAAAGAAGAATCAGATAGAGAGAGAAAGTGGGAAGAAGCTGCATATCAAACTTTCTTAAAGACAGTTGCAAACACTATAAGACACGGTGCAAAAGATAAAGAAGAAGCAATCAGATGGATATTAGAAGCTGAAGAATTAATTAACGAAGAACCAGATTACATATGTTACAAACTTGGTCTAAACTATGACAAGGCATATTTATTTGAAACGAAACAATAAGGATATTATGAAATATAACGAAGATAAAATAGTAAAAGAAATAGGCGATTATATAAAATCTACCTATAACGAACATTATAGTACAACGAAAGATGGCTTTCAAGTACAAGATTTATTAAGACAACTTGATATCAACAAAGATTTTTGCCATGCAAATGCAATTAAGTATCTTTGCAGATACGGTAAAAAAAGTGGTAAGAATAGAAAAGACTTACTCAAAGCAGTTCACTATATTGTATTATTGATGTCTGAGGAGGACAAGTAAAAAGAATGACGACTACACTAACTAAAAACAAAAACGTACTAGACTATGCAACGTTTGAAGAAAAACATTATGAACCATCTACTTATAGAGATTTCTTAATTAATGAAGCTAGAATGGCTTACAAAGCATATGCCGAGGGCAGAATATTAGAAAACGGTTTTATGGCAGGACCTGAAACTGTAAAAGAATATTTTGATGAATCAATCTCAAACTTTATGAAAGGTATGGGGGGTCAGGTTTGGAAAGATGACAACTACGAACCGATTACAGATGACCTTATGATATTTGTTGACGAAAATAACATAGCATTGGAGAAATTTTATGAAAATTAAAGTAGGTGATACGATAAGAGCCAATAACAATAGAATAGGTGAAATTATTAATATTGGTATTGCAACAGATCCAACTGATATAGCTGCTGAAGATGAATCATCATTAACAGCACAAGAATATGACACAGATTTAAATTACGTAGGTGCCATTACATACACAACAAACGGCGACAGTCCAGTACAAGGCACGTATTGGTGTTACTTTAGCCAGATAGAGGAGGTCTTAAATGATAAATGAAATAGCAACGGTTGATGTACTCAATCTAGCAATACAAAAACTTAATGAAAATGATATAGAGGGTGCAAAAGTATCCTTAACATCATATAAAGATAAATTACAAAAAGAGATTGACGAGTTTGATAAATGGGCTGAAACTCAATCAGATATTGATACTCAGATTTCACTAGATTTTGAGGGAAAATAGGTGTACTTAGACCTTAGAACAGCTACGATTCGCTACTCCACGTGCATCCTAGACGCTTTTTTTTCTCAAAAAACGAGTAAAATCAACACTTTTTTAAGGCTTGACAATCCAAGACATTTGTGGTATAGTATATAATTAATTTGAAAGGACACTAACATTATGAAAAATGAAATGAACTTTAAGTACGATAAAGACAATCTATTTGCAGAGTTCAAAGTTGCAAAAGATAAAGACATCAAAGCTTCTAAAAAGAAGTCGCAAGACGAAAAAGAAAATGATGTATTTAAAAACAGAATACAATTCTTCAAAGATCATATAGAATTGAAGAGATCAAATCCTTCTGTCTATGAAATGGTAGATATCAATTTTGATAATCTATTATTAGCATATCAATCGGCTAATCCTAGAGATTGGTTTTATATGAAAGTCTTTGGCATGACTTATGCTCAAAAGATGAGAAAAGAATCTTTAGAAGACAAAGCTTCTAAAGACGAAGAAGAAAAGAAATCAAAAGAGGTATCTGAAACGGTACATTAATGGCAATTATCTATACAAATAATTCTAGTGGTGCAATTCGTAGGTTACGTGCTAAAAAACCTACGAAGAGTTACCAGTTGGCTTTACAAAAACATATTAAATGGTTGAAGTCAAAAGGGTTTAATGTAAATGATAATGGCAAAATTATATTAACAAAGAGAAAAACAGTTATGAGTTTAGGTAATTCTAATGACAGTAATCCTGTCAATCAACCACAACCTAGTAATCATATGGGTAATGGTAAACAGATTTCTTGGAAAGAAAAACAAGAAAGATTAGAAATTAGTAAACAATATTCTATTGCGCCAGCTTACAATAAGGGTCCTTATATGGTTGTTGCAAAAGAAGATTTAAAAACGGCAGGTAGAAAAGTCTAATGTTACATAAGATAAGTGATTTTTGTAAAAAGATTGACTCTATTAAAAGTAGGTCAGATGAATTATATAATTTAAAATACAATAATCCCAAAACTGAAGCAAGAGATAAAGAAGTAAATGCTTTGATAGAAGATATACAATATCAATGTTTACTTATTGCAAAAGATAAAAAACCATATGATAAGTAAAAAGATTTTAATATTATTGTCAGCTCTAGTAATTACTAGTGGTTGTGCAAATAGATCAGAGGTTGGCGCCGTCTTAGGTGCAACGACTAGTACGGCAGTTTGTACTCAAATAGGTATTTCAGATCCTTATGGTATAGCTGGTTGTGCTGTTATAGGTGCTTTTGCTGGTGCAGAAGCAATGTATCAATCTGATTATGATGTTCACAATGCAGTATTTGTAGATCATTTAAATACGGCACCAAGTACTTCATCATATACAAATTGGTATAATAGTAAAACAGGTAATAGTGGTATAATTAAAACTACTAGGTCTTACTTAGAAGGACCTTTCAAGTGTACCGATTACGAGGCACACGTAGATATTACTTCACATTGGCCGTTAATAGGTATTGGTGGCAATAATAATAATACAATTTTTGGTACTGCTTGTCAGTTACCGGATGGGAGATGGATAGAAAAAGATGGCATACGAGGATAGATTACAGATGATGAAAGAAGAGTTGTCTGAAAAACAACAAGAGCTAGAATTTGCTACTAGTGATGTTAAAGAAGTAGAATTAGAAGAAGAAATAAGAGAATTAAAACATAGCATTAATATAGTAAGTAATTATGGATCCGAACAACGTTAGAAAATATTTGTTTATATCTTTTATATTCATACTGTTATTGTGTGTAACACAGGCAGTTGGTGGTGAAAAGATATTACATAGTAAAATTCAAAGTATTGAACCTGAGAAAACAGATGGTCAATATTGTTTTGTTAAAGTATTAATTAAACAAAACGGTGATGAGATATACAAAGAAGAAGTATTAGAATGTGCTGACGGTAAAGTCGGTATTGAAACTCCTGGTTATTGGGAGTTATTTGCAGAGTTCTATTATAGAGATGTCAATGTTCCAGAATATTGTCGTTATATTAGTAGACCACGACATGCTTTTTTTACTTACGGAAAAGCTTGTTTGTTAGTTAATGGTGAGTGGAGGATAGCAGAGTAAATGATAAGAAACGTTATAATACTTATATTACTACTGGTGATTGTATATGATGTTACTGGACAAGAGTTTTTAGAGTATGTTCAAATCGGACTTGACAATTTACAAGAATTGGTGTATAGTATATCAGATAAAGGATAAATTATGAAAAAGAGTGTGAAAATAATAAGTGCAGGTGCATTAGCATTAATGTTAGGTGCTTGCAGTAGTTCAACCTACAGTATTAAATCTGAAAAAGGTGGTGAGTTGAACAAAGTACCAGCGTGGTACATGGCAGACATTAATGAATCAAAAGCATGTGATTTAAAAATGTTTGATAAAAAAGATAATTCAAAAGAATGTATCTTTGGTGTGGCAACAAGTGTATCGCCAGACCTACAATTAGCCATTGAGAAAGCTAAGATGTTAGCAAAGTCTGAATTAGCAGATATTATCAAAGGCGAAATGAATAAACAATCTAAACAATTCATTACTGAGTTAGGTAAAACAGAAACTAAAACTGTAGTTACCGAAGTAGAATCTACCTTAGTAAATTTAATTAAGAATACTCCTGTCAGAGGTTATGAAATCTTTGCACAAGATGTTACTTTAACTAAGAATGGTTATTACAGAGCATGGATTGGTTTAAGATTACCTTTAGGTGAATTTAACAAAATGTACAATTACAATATTGAACAGGCTGTTGACGCATATAACCTAAAAGAAAAAGCTAACAATGCGTACAAGGACTTGATGAAAGATGAAAATAACAATATTCAGTAAACCTAATTGCACCTATTGTACAAAAGCAAAAAGTTTAATGACGAGTTTAGATTTACCATTTGAAGAAAAAATGTTTGGTAAAGATTTTACATCACCAGAACAATTGTTTGAAGCATTAGGTAAACAAGTAAGAACAATGCCTCAAATTAAAATAGATGGTGTATTAGTTGGTGGTTATAATCAATTAATAGAATACTTTACAGACAAAGGATTAACAAACTTCAAAGGTGAAATCATCCGTGAGTAACGACAATATAATACTATTTCCTTTAGATCGTATTAAAAATCCAGAGGCAACAGGTAAAACAGACAATGATTTATTTAAGAAACGTATTGAAAAACAACAGACAAAAGCTTTTGTTGAGGATAGTGTTGACCAAATATCATTGGACCTTATTAAAAAATTTGTTGATATGGCATGTAAAACACAACAGGCAAGTTTTACAAAAGACTTTAGTATGTTAGTGGATATGATGAGAGGATTATTATTAAGAGATTTTGGTTTAAATCATCCTGCTCAAAGATTGGCAGATAAGATGGTAGTATTAGATCAAAACAATGCTGGTCAGACAATAGCAAGATTAGACTACTCAAAAGTTTTAGAATTTAAATCTAAACACTTAAAGAAACCTCTAAACAAAGAGGTATCGGAAGAATTAGATGATCTAAGTAAAGGTTCAGATATGTTTGAACCAGATATGGACTTAGATGAATAAGAGATTGCATAAGGCACTTTGCAATAAAGTATTAGGTAATACGGCCGCCAAATACTTTTTAATTGATGGTCGTAAATTTTATAAAGGAGATATAATGTTTAAATCATTATCAAACATCTTTTCAAAAGATGAATTAGTTTCTGTTAAAGTTGTAAAAAGAACAGAAACAAGAGGTAGAAAAAAACTATCTAAAAGAGCTAAAGTAATTAATATGTTAGCTTCAGGTGAATCAGTATCATGGAAAACTTTGAGAAACAAGTTTGACTTGGTATCTCCAAGAGCTCTTATTGACACATTAAGAGCCGAAGGCAATATGATTTATGTAAATAAATCAGCGAAAGGTACATCTTACAGAATGGGTCAGCCTACAAAAGCAATCGTAGCTGCTGGTATCCAAGCTCTGTATGGTACACAATACGCATACAATAACGCCTAATTAAAATTTGGGGGCGAGTTCTTTTCGCCCCCTTTTTCTTATAAATAGGTAAGTAAATCTATTAATAGAGGATATAAGTTATGAAATACTACAAAATAGAACCAGCGTCTAACGACAAAAAGGTTATCATTGAAGAAAAGTATGTGAAATATGATAATTATGGAAACGAAGCCATTATAATTACTTTGAATGAAGTACATAATACAGGTAATGTAGTTGTTAAGTTTGATAGTGGTGATAGTATTGGTAGCTATAACGTAGATAGTAATTCTGAAGACGGTAACTTTTCAGTTGCAACTACAGATGAACATTACGTTTCACATGCAGGTACAGGTTTAGACAGTTCAACAATCGCAGGTATTGGTGTTGACCAAACACAATTAGAGGGTGATTATGCAGCTAAAGGTAAATCTCACATAGTTTCAACATACGGTGATCCACAAATGTCAGTATTTAAGATTTCTGGTGATAGAACACCTACTGATGTTTCTAGCGATTACTAATTTACATAATGACCGAGTTTAGGCAAGGTGGCTAGACCACCTTGTCACAAAAGATATAATGATTAAAGAACCTATTGATAATTTCATAACAGACGTAGAGATAGAAAAACAAATATTTGATTTTCTCACAAATTCAGATTTTCCATATTACTATCAACCACATTTAGCATACGAAGGCGACAATAGACCTAACGAGTTCTTTTTTCAACATAGATTGTTTGATGATGGTGAATCTTTATCAAACTTTTTTGATTTTTTTGACCAACACTTACTTCAAAAAATACCATACAAAACTTTATACAGAGCTAAGGTAAACCTGACCACATTTACAGGAGAACCACAAGAGAGTGAGTGGCATATAGATGATGTAAACAAAGATCACAAGGTTGCTATCTATTATGTCAATGATAATAATGGTTATACAGAGATATTTGATGGTGAAAAAAATTACCAAATACAATCAAAAAGAAATAGACTAATTACATTTGATGGCAAATACGAACATAGATCCGTTGGTCATTCAGATGAGAAAGTGAGAGTGGTAATCAATATAAATTATGAATAAAAATCATTTAAGAAATATCAGAGCATTATTAGAAAACGCAAAAGAATATAAAGTCAGCCGTAAAGTTGATACATATGAATATGAGTCATTAGAAAAAATGATATTAGATGACCAAATTAGATATAGTGAAGTCATAGAATTATTTACTGATACAGAATATAGAAATTGGTTTTATGATAGAAACTTTGCTAATGAAAAAGAAATGAAAATATACGAGGCAGTGTAATGTTATTTGATACTATATTACTTTGTCAACTTGCTATGTGTGTTATCATGGGTATAGATGATTGTCCTAATGCAAAACAAGTAAGTATGGAAAATGAGTGGACACCAGCATATTATTATTATTCAGAAGGTGAAGGTCATATTCACTATGACGATAATCAAATAATTCATATGGGTATTATTGTGCATGAATTGGCACATCATGTAGAGAAAACAAAAGGTAAAGATTTTAAAAAAGTTTGTATTCAATATGGTGGTACAAATTGTAATGTACATAAGGTAAAGAAATGATATTAGTAGATTTAAACCAAGTTTTAATTTCAAACCTTATGGCACAAACTAGAGGTGAAGTTTCAGCTGACGTAGATATGATACGTCATATGGTAATGAATAGTTTAAGAAACTATAATAAGATGTTTAAAAAAGAATATGGTAGTATGGTACTATGTTCAGACGCTTCTGATCCTTGGCGAAGACAGGTATTTCCCTTATACAAATATAGTCGTAGAAAAGGTAGAGATGAAGACCAAAGAGATTGGACAGAAATATTTAACATCTTACATAACATAAAACAAGAATTAAAAGATAACTTTCCGTATGTGGTCTTAACATTAGATAATACTGAGGCAGATGATATAATTGCTGTATTATGTAAAGAAGCTAAAGAAAAAGTTATGATTATATCTGGCGACAAAGACTTTATACAATTACAAAAATACACACATGTTAAACAATATGCACCTATACAAAAGAAAATGATAGGTGAAGACATTGATCCTGTGGTATTTTTAAGAGAACAAATTATCAAAGGTGATAGATCAGATGGTATACCAAATATACTAAGTGAAGATGATATATTTACAACTGATAAAAAACAGGCACCAATAACTAAGAAAAGATTATTAGAGTGGTCTAATATTGACAATATACCACTTGGTTCAGAAACTAAGAAGTATTATGAACGTAATAAGACATTGATTGATTTGGATGAGATTCCAGATCGTATATATAATAATATACTTAATGAGTATAAATCTTATAAAGTGAATGACAGGTCGCAACTGTTAACGTACTTTATAGAAAATAAACTAAAAGTGATGATTGAAAATATATCAGACTTTTGAACATAGCTATGGAGATATAAAAATGGTAGAAAGAAACCCTAACTTAATAGACCCCAAAGCAATGAGTCGTGTACAATCTACAAGAGGTACATATAAACCATTGATTTCGGAAGTCTTAACAAAGGTTAATAACGCCAAAGATAAACCTAAAAAGATCAAAGTATTACAAGATAATGATACAGCTGGTCTTAGAGTGGTTTTAAAAGGTAGTTTTGACCCTAAAATAGAATGGGATATGCCTGAGGGAGTACCGCCATATATGGCAAACGAAGCTCCTATTGGTACTGAACATTCTCTTTTGGAAAATGAAAGTAAAAAGTTATGGCATTTTATTAAAGGTGCAGATAAACAAATTACTAAAACCCAAAAGGAAAATATGTTTATACAAATACTAGAAGCTTTACATAAGAGTGAAGCAGAGGTGTTAATAAACGCAAAAGACAAGAAACTTAACAAAGTTTACAAAGGTTTAAGCGAATCGGTAGTAAAGACTGCCTTCAATTGGGACGATAATTTCGTCAAATTAGACGCAAAATAACCATTATAGAGGGGGTGCGACATTCTGTACCCCCTTTAAATCATTGATTTTACTTACTTTTTACTGAAAATTAGCTGTTGACTCTAGTAGGATAATGTGTTATCCTAAATAGTAATTAACAAAGAAAGGTATATTATATTATGAAAAAGTTTATTGGGTTTATTATTGTTTTAAATGCATTACTATGGTTTGGTTTATCAAATATAGCAAGTGCAAACGACAAGTTAGAAACTACTATAGGTTCTATTATACAATCTAAACTAAACGGTTTGAACGTTGACGAGGCTGCCATTATGGAAGCTGAATTAGAATTTATTGCTCATAAGTTTGCAATAGAAAGTATCAACGTCCTTCAACAATACTTACCATCTATTTTAGAGGGTATAACGGCTGATCTAAGATTAAAAGCTGATAAAGAATTTAAATGTTCTCTATTAAAAGGCACACAGATAGAGGACGATTGTGAATAGTTTAACAGAATTTTTTGAAATAATTTATAGTATTTTACCACAAGAGATTGTATTAATTATATTATCAGGTCTTGTTATGAGTATCTGGTTTATTATAGGAGATTTAAAAAGTAAGTATGTTAAAAGAAGCACGAAAAAGTCAGGTTAAAAAAATTCTAAAGAGAGAATTAACATCTAATAGAATGTATAGAACAACTTATACAGATATTAAGAAGTATTTTAATATGATTAATGAAAGTGTATTCAAAGGCAACTTATCACCGTTTAATGAAATTGTTATTAAACAGATTAGAGATCCAAAAAGATATTGCTACGGTCAAGTAGAAATCTTAGAGTGGAAAAGAAAAGGTACTAGAGTGTATAGATTACAAATGCAACCGAAGTATCGTAATAAAAAAGAATTTGTGGACACGTTAGGCCACGAAATGGTGCACCTATATCAGATGGCCAATGTAGGTGACTCAGGCAACCATAATCAACTGTTCTACAGTTTTAGGCCAAAACTTAACGCTATAGGTTTAGACCTATAACTTATATAATAAAGGAGAGTGAATGTCAAAGCGTAAGTCAAAAGAACTGGACCATTATCTAAAACATATAATAGATAAAGTACCAGAAAAAATAGAAAACTTTATCAACTCAAACGAAAACAAAATTACCTATTATACTGGTAATTGGGCAAAAGATGTAGCTGATAATTATACCGAAAAACAATCTGAAAAGATATTTAAAAAAATGTCTTCATTTTCAGATAGAGTTTTATTTTTTCAAAAGAGAAATAAGAATATAGACATAGGCACATGGTCTGAGTATGGTGAAAACTTACCAGAATCAATCAGTAGCTATGATTATATTTGTGTAAGATCAAAATAATGAAAACAGTTGAAGAACTAATATCATCTGGTTCAATTATAACTCAAACTGGTTTTTTAGACAACTATGGTGAGTTATATGAAAAATTAGAAAAGTATAACTATGACGAAACATATCAACCGTCTAGTGTATATTATGGTAATAGGTTTCAATCACCACTACCTTGTTGGGAAACAGATTACTTAGTTAATTGTGATTCAGATATGAACGAAAAAATTGAAAGTCA